GCCAACAAACTCACGCCCAGAAATACCTTCAGGCAAATCCTTAGTCGGCTTGAAAACTTTAGTATCAATCGCATGCGGAATATACTCAGATTCAATACCTGCCTGCTCAATCATGTTCTTACCAAAAACACTCATCGCAATAGGCGTAACATTAGGCTTCCTAAGCCACTTCAAAACATTCTCAGGGGCAGGCTGGTGATCTATTGGAGTCCAAGAAGCAATAGGAATAGCATCAAGCGCAGGGTTGTCGAAAACCCAAACATCATAAAGAGTCAACAACCAAGAAGGCAGTTTAGGATTCTCAGCCTTCCAATGCGCATAATGCAAAGGCATAACATCAGTCGAATACTGATTCATTCCCCTGCTGTAATGCGGGATAAGCCCTGACCCTGTTTCAATCAGGCTATTGACACCTTCGCCACCATAGTTAGAAAGCATCGCAACCTTATGGCCATCCCTAACAAGTCGTTCAATGACCTGCTTAGATTGAGTACCATAACCAGTCGGCTGATTAAGAGAGTTTGAATACCAGGCAATAGCGGCTTTAGTTGTCATGCAAATACTCTATAAGAAAAACCCCCCAAACCTTTTGAGTTTGAGGGGCTTTTCGGGGAGAAAAGGGCTTAGCTAGCTCCACCCTTGAACTTCTTGATGTTTGCTTTCTGGATAAGCGCTCCATCAATTCTCCAAGTTGCTCTCCAAGTAGCCAAGTCGTTTCCGAAGGCGTAGTCATCAGAGCGGTCAACCTGAAGGCCACCAGCGTTTCTTACATAGAGAGCCTTTAGATCTCCAACTGCAAGAGAGTTAACACCAGTGCCAGGGCTAGGCATAGCAGGAGTCTCGATAACAGGCACACCAAGAACAAGGTCGCGAGTATCTAGACCAGAACCAATGTTGAACAAGTACTGACCATAAGAGTCCTTTAGCTTACGCAAGGCTGCAATAGAAGTGCTGTTTGCTAGCATCGCGAAAGTAGGCTTGCTGCGAAGCGCACCATCAAGGCTGTAAACAAGGTCAATAACATTGTCAGCAGTGAAAGCACCTGATACACCGGTTGAACCAGTAACACCAGTACCAGCAACAGGAAGGAAACCAGTAGGCTCAACAGTTCCAGTTCCGTTAACTAGCTTGTCTCCGATTGCGTAACCGAAAGCGTTACCAAACTGGTCAGCCAAGAAACCAACGATGTCAACACCAGCATCGAGAATAAGCTCGCGAGATAGTTGAGACAAAGCTGAGAACTTGTAAGCGCTTAGAGTTGTGAACGCGTTGAAGGTAGGCTCTGAAGTTCCAATTGAAGAACCCTGGCCAACGATTGCAGCAGTTGAGAAAGCAGACTGTGAAGGGATCTGCAAGTTATCGCCTGAAGCAGTGTTGATAACAGTTGCGTACTCTAGCAATGGGTTTACTAGGCGAGCAACCTTAACAATTTCGTTGTAGAAAGATGTAGGAACAGGCGCACCAGTTGAAGAACCGGTGATTGCGCGGAACTCATGTCCGCGGATCTCGCCCATAGCCATCTTGCGAAGAATGTCTGATTCGTTGTCAGAAACAGTTGCATCCTTGAAGTTGACAGCAGCCTTAGCAATCGCATCAGAAGTCTTTGCTTCACGCTGTTCAAGTTCGATTAGTTCATTTCTCTTGTTGATGTCTGCGGTTAGAGAAGCATACTTAGCTTCATCTTCACCAGACCAAACGCCGCCACGAGCTTCAACTGAATCAATCAGTTCCTTAGCTTCGTGCCAAGCCTTAGCCTTAGCATCAACCTGCTTAGCAATAAAATCGCTCATTAGGTTTGTTCCTTTCAAGAACATAGTTTTTAGGGGGATTAGGCGAGTACACTCAGCCAGAAACTCAGGGGATAAACACACCTGATAAATAAAGTCTATACCCCAAATATATACATTCGCATAAAAGAAAACCCCCTGGGACAAATCAGGGGGAAAAGAAAGTTAGGTTTCTTTATTTATTGCCAACCAACACCACGCAAGGGCAATACTCTAATTATACGCGTTTCATTAGTAAATCAAGCTCTTTCTTCTTCAAGTCCAAAATTGCGTTAGGGTTAGTAACTTCAGGATCTTGCTTTAGAACCTTGCCAAGAGTGTCAGTCAAAAGTTCACCTTGGCGGGCAGTCAACTCATCACCGGCTTCAAGAGCCAAAAGAGCATCAGTCAACTCTTCAGCAGACACTCCACGAATCTCCGCTAGGCGAGCAATCTTTCCAGTCAAATCAGGGACAGATCTAACATTGGCTGTTCCTTCAGTTCCTAGATAAGCAGGGAAAGCAACACCAACAGAAACTTCATGAATGTTCACGCGCTTTAGGACACGCTCATTAGCGTTCATCCAAGTATCTCCACCAGCAGCAACCCTAAACCCGAAACTGAAACCTGTTACATCTCCGCGCTGAATACTAATAACCGCGTCTCGGCCAGCCTGAGTGTCAGGCAAATTGGCTTCAACATAAAGGCCACGCTCATCTTCAGCAAGCTTTAGAGTGCCTGCACGAGTAGAACCTAGAACAATACTTGTGTCGTGATTCCAAAGAAGTTTTATGTCATTACGAGAGTTCAAAGAATCCCTGAAAGCACCGCGCTCAATAGTCTCAATAAAAGGCAAAGGCTGAGAAGGTGAATTGAAAACTGCTGCATAACCGCGCAAGGTCATGCCATCACCATCCTGGCGAATCTCTAAATCCTGAAAAGCAACACGCTGTTCAATGCCCTTAGTTACACGCTCACCACGCTCATGCAATTCAGCAACCTTAGAAGGTTCAACAAAACGCACAGAATCTTCTTCCATAACCTTGCTAGACAAATCAATTATTTCAGGCATATCTTCTAGATCATCAACAACAACAGCAGGCTCAGTAATAGAATCTACAACTTCACAAAGCTGATAGACAGTCTCAGCAAGTTTGGCAATAGTTTCTAAAGCATCGCCTTTTAGGCTGTAAGCCTTATCCTGTAATTCACTCAAAACATAACCTTCCATTTGCCTAACATCAATTTTATCTGTATCAACAGAAACATCCCTAGATTGATTATCATTTAAACTGTTTACCCATTCCTGACCTGCATCGCCACCCCAAGCATCCCAGGCGACTCGACCAGGTGAAGGATAACCTTCATCTCTAGGGTCAAACCCAACAGCAGACTTATCAACTTCATGGCGAGCAAAATAAGAGATCATTCTGTTTACAACATCAGCCGAAACATCAGCACCCGAAGCCAACTGTTGCGCCCTAGCTCTACCAACACCAGTAAACCCAGACCCAGCCAAACCAGCATCAATCCAAGCCAAAGCCCTTTTAGCAGCATCCTGCACACCAACAGGCGGGCTATAAGAACCAGCAGCAACAGCGCGCTTCAGTTCTCCCCCAACAGGAATGTTCTCAGCAAGGCTAACCGCAACCATCTGCGCAACCGCTTCAGCCTTAGTTTTATGTTGCCCCAAAATAACACCATCATCCTTGACAGTGTTCCAACCCTGCTCAGTCTGCTCAATAAAATAAGGCATAATCTACTCAGTCTGCATCAGGTAGCTGACAGTAATAGTGCCAGAAGAAGCCAACAAATAAACAATTTCCAAAGGGTTCAAAACAAGTTCAATCGAGTCAAGCTTAGGAACAATCATGCCAGTATTGACAGTTACAGATCCATTACCGATAAGCAGGTTATTTGTGTTGTCGTTATTGTGAACATGTAACCTGGCAGGGTTGACATCAGGGTTATTGACTTTAGTTGGGCTAGCAGTTCCAACCGATAACTGGCCTGTAACTATCGCCATTTATTCCCCCGTCTCATAACTACCATCAGGGATAGTAGTCGGATTCTGTAACTGCACTGTCGGCAAACCGGTATGGGCAATCTTAGGCAAACCAAGAACAGTCAAAACATCTTCAGGAACAAAGCCCAAACCAATCAACTTCTGAGCCATCGCAACCTTAGTTTCATTCTCAGTCAAAGAAGCAGCGCTAATATTCACATTCGCCAAAGGAACACGAACAACATCGCCACCATCAATAGGCTGCATGTTCTCTTTACGCCTAACTTCATTAGCTGAGAAAACACCATTCTGAAGCATCTTCGCATAACCTTCAATTCGGGTTGCATAATCTCCGCGAAGCAGATCGTCAGTGTTGAAAGATAGAAACGCGAAGTCAGGCAGAAGAGTTGAGAAAGCATCTTCTAGTTTGGCTACCCATGGGCGCAAAGTGTGGCTGACAAAGGCTATCTGCTTCTGCTCGATGCTGGAGTAACTTTGCCCGCCATTGTTTAGACCAATCATGTCTGTTGGGACACGATAAGCGCGAGCAATATCTTCAACTGCCAACCTGCGAGAGTCAAGCATTTGCGCTTCATCATTAGCGACCTGAGTTGCCTTGAAAGTTGCACCGCCTGAAAGGATGCCTGTTTTGTGAGCTTTACGATAACCCTTGTGAGCCTTATCAAAACTGTTTGACAGATTCTCAGCCTGCTCAGCAGTAAGCGCTCCAGGGTATTCGATAACGCCAGAAGTAACAGTTCCCTGACCGAAATAACGAGCAGCAAAAGATTCAAGGCTGATGGCCAAACCGATGTTTTCTTTCAAAGTGTCAATCGGTGATCTACCGCGTAATTCACCAGCCAGAAGAATAGAACCAGCAATATGTAGCACTTCATCAGTAGTAAGAGTTTTACCTGCTTCGCCAACATAACTAAACAACTTCTGGCCAAAAGGGTTACGCGAAACATTTACGCTGGCAGGATTCAAAACAATCAGGTTGATTATCTCGCCAGATTCATCCCTGAAAATACGGATAAAAGCGTTGCCATCAGTTAGCAAGCTGATAAGAGTTTGCTGCCAAAAAGCGACACTAGGAATAGCAACATCAGGTTTGATAACCCAAGCAGGGCGGGGGCGGTAAGGAGTAGCAATACCATCACGCCTAATGTAAGTGTCCACCGGTAAAGCCGAAATAGTGTCAGAGATAAGAGACACACAAGCCCAAACAGCATTGACACTGAAGGCAGTGTTGTAATCCACATAAGCAGAAGATTGAGTTTCATAAGAAGTCAAATCACCTGCACCCCAAAGAGACTGAAAAGAGATCGCTCTATTCTCGCCAGCAAGTTTTCTAAGCATTATTTACCGCCATTTTCTAACGCCAACCCAAACAACACCAAGCCAGCACCAACAGCCAGCACACCCAAAGGAAACCAAATCAAGCCCAAACCTAAAGCGGTTACAGCTACACCAACAGCCTGCAAAATAGTTGCTAACAAAATCATCCTTAGAACACAAAAAACTCAGGCACAATATCAGTATCTAGTTTACTTGTTGCGCGGTCATATGCGATAACAAAAGCAACAGCAGCGTCAATACGCCTAGAAGAAGCACGAGACTCTTTCACAATACGCGCACCCATGTTATCTATCTTTAACATACAGTTATCCAAGTGCCTCGCTAAAACAGGGTTGCCATCGTGAGTCAAAGTCCCTTCAGTAACAGCATCAAACACTTTCTGAGTTGCAGGAATCATACGCCTAACCGAAGTTGAAGGCCACTCAACGACCGGCAAACCTGACTCCATCAAAACAGCCATAGTTCTCTGCCACCTAAAAGGGTCAAAAGCAATCTCACGAGTATTGCGATACTTCTGACAGAAATCCATAATGGTACGCTCAACATCCAAAGTATCAACCCGCCAATCATCCTGATCAGTTGGCTGCTTCTCCCAAGCCTTCACAAGAAAAACATGGGGCTTCTCTTCTTTAGACTTCGGGACAGTAACCGCCACAATAACAGTCGCATCCCCGCTAAACGAGCCATCAACACCCAAAACAACATCAG